TCATTTCTTATCTTTGCCCCTATCGTATTTGCTGGCCTCTGGATTATCACGCCAGCGTAAATTAAACATGTACAAATAGGCCATTCTATGGTAGAATGGTTATACCAAATTGAAAAAGGAAACTATATTATGGCTCATATGATTGAATTTCTCGACGGCAAGGCTTCGATGGCTTATGCCGGCGAAACACCTTGGCATGGTCTCGGTACGAAGGTCTCGAACGACCTTACACCGAATCAGATGCTGAAGGCCGCTGGTCTTGACTGGAAGGTCAATCCAATTACTGCTTTTGCCAATATCGGTGGCAAACAAACCGACATCGGCCACTCCGCTCTGGTTCGTGACGTTGACAATAAGATCCTCGACGTCATCACCAACGATTGGGTTCCTAATCAGAACGAATCGGCCTTCGAATTCTTCAATGATTTCGTTGCAGCTGGTGAGATGGAAATGCACACAGCTGGTTCGCTTCGCGATGGCCAGCTTGTTTGGGCCTTGGCAAAGGTGAAGGATTCCTTCGAATTGTTCAAGGGCGATCAGGTCGATTCCTACCTGCTCTTCACCAATCCGCATAAGTATGGTTGGTCGATCGACGTTCGCTTCACTCCTGTTCGCGTCGTTTGCAACAACACTCTCACGCTCTCGCTGAACAGCCAGTCGAGCAAGATTGTCAAGGTCAGCCATCGCCGCGAGTTTGACGGTGACGTTGTCAAGGAAACACTCGGTGTTGCCAAGGAAAAGCTTGCGAAGTACAAGGAAATGGCTGCTTATCTTGGTTCGAAGCGTTACACTGACGAGAACATCGTCGAGTATTTCCAGCGTGTATTCCCTGTCACCGGTTCGAAGAAAGATCTCAGCAAGAATGCTGGTATCGCTCTCGAAATCATGGATCAACAGCCTGGCGCCGAATATGGCGAAGGTAGCTGGTGGCAGGCTTTCAACGCGGTTACCTTCATGACTGATCACATGATTGGTCGCAATGCAGATAATCGCATGACTTCTGCCTGGTACGGTTCGAATAAGAACCTCAAGACGAAGGCATTGGAAACTGCGGTGGAGTTTGCAGATGCTGCCTAATATGGTTGGGAGAGCTTCGGTTCTCCCAATTATAAATACGTTTATGGTAGAAAACGGTACTTACTTTGTTGGAATGGCATTCGAAATGGAGGATGATGAGATCATCTTTCCTGTCATGTTCCATACAAAGAATTACAAAGAAGCGCTTACACTGACTCGATGTATCACTGATGGAGATCCAAGAAAACGAGTGATGTTTGCCGATATCGATGAAAGGTTCTAATATGAAGAAGCTTATTACATTCGCAATTGTCAGCAGTATGCTGATTTCTACTCCAGTTCTTGCAAGAAATTATGATCGTACAGAACATCGCGAACACAAACAAAAACGTAAAAGCGGATGTGGTTGGCTATGTAGTGCCATTATCGGCGGTGTCGTTGTAGGTGTGCTTGCTTCAAAAGAACGAGCACCAGAAGAAGATAGAAATCAAGATTATAATGACACTCGTTATTATCCACCAGATTATCGATATGATAGACGCTACTGCGTTCGTGAACAGATTACCGAGTGGCGCTACGGTCGCCGGTATGTTTATTGGGAAACCACTTGTAATTAAGGAAAATATATGAAGAATTTTATCGCTCTAGCATTAGTCATGCTAGCAACTCCAGCAATTGCTCAGAAAACACCCGTTGGTGTAACCTATGATGCAAAGATCGTTCGAGCAATTGATGGAGATACGATTGTCATCGAGGCACCATACTTACCAGCTCCGCTCAAGCCTGAACTCGGCGTTCGTATCTTTGGTGTTGATACTCCAGAAAAAAGCTTTCGTGCCAAGTGCGAGAGCGAAAAGAAGCGTGGAGAGCAAGCTTCTGTTTTTGTCAAAGATGTAATTGCTGGTACGAAGAAACATCAGGTTGTTCTATATGATTGGGACAAGTTTGGTGGCCGTGTACTCGGTGACATTCTGCTTGACGGCATGAGCCTTCGCGATCTGCTTATTAAGAACAGCTTTGCTCGAGCATATTTCGGAGATGCAAAACAGTCTTGGTGCAATTAAGCATGTACAATTAAAGAAAAACATTGTATATATAGTATATCAGTTGTTGACAATCAACAATAAAGGCGGAAAGACCGGGGTTCGACTCCCCGCACCTCCACCATCTACTATGCATTAATCCGGATACGGTTATAATCGTATCCCGAACATGCCAGGAAGCCGAAGTGTGTTTGCATAGTAGATGATGGGGGTGACTATGGAATTCGATTTTCGTGTAATAGGGCGGTTTGAGACTGATTGCTTGGCAAAGTGCCATTAAACATAAATGCTAACGATAACGATAGCTTTGCAGATATCCGCCTAGCGGCATGATCTACACGGGTATGGCTCCACCTTGGAACAGAACGGGCCACTTGCTACCAGTTGAATCGCTGGTGCTACGAGTCACCAGAAAAACTGCTGGTGGTAGTATAAATAAAATATCACGACGGAGGTTAGAAATCCTCCATTGACTCTTGCAAAACTTCAAGTCTTAGATGGCTAGAAAGCGGCATCATTCGGATGCCACCGACGAAAACACTAATGATTTTGCATTTCCAGTAAGAGGGAAATGGATGGAAGATACTTCGTTATTCTCTTGTGTATCTTCTTATAGCGGCAGAAAACTATATGGCTGGGATGCCTGTAAAGTAGTCTCTGTTTGCCAAAGTCATTGAGACTAAGAGGAAGAACATGAAACTTTTCGAAACTAGAAAAGATTTCCCGTATCTACGCTGGGCCGAAGGCTTTGTCATAGGTATCATTGCAGTAACAGGCGTGGCTTTGGCTACACCAAACAAAGAACCTGAAGTCAAGATCGTAAAGGTCCCAGTCATTCAGGTAATCGAAAAAGAAAAAGTCGTAAAGAAGCCAGTCTATCTGAGCAACTACGACAAAAAACAAATCCAATGCATGGCCGAGAATACATACTTCGAAGCAGGCCATGAACCTTATAAAGGTAGGATTGCGGTAAACAATGTTGTTTTGAACCGCGCAAAAGACGATCGTTTCCCAAGCACGCCATGTGGAGTTATCAATCAGAGAACTGCGCGCGTATGCCAATTTTCATGGAAGTGTGAGGGTGGAAAAAGAATTCGTGATGGTGTAGCCTTTGCAAAAGCAAGGGAAATCGCCGAACATGTGTATCTCGGAAATTACGGTGACGTAACAAAGGGAGCAAAGTTTTACCACGCTGACTACGTAAGTCCGTCATGGGGTAGAGTGTTTGCTCGTACGACTAAGATTGGTGCACACATTTTTTATAGAGGATGATTATTATGGTGGACGACGTCATTTCAACGAAAGCATTGACTTCTGAAAAGTTCATTAAAGAAATTGAACGACTGGTTATTAATTATGATTTAGATTATATGGATGCCGTCGTCCACTATTGTGAAAAGAATAACATCGAGATCGAGGCTGCTGCGAGTATCATTCGTAGTAACATTCGTATCAAGGCAAAGCTTCAAGACGAAGCAGAAGAACTCAACTTCATGCCAAAGAGGGCTAAGCTACCAGTATGACTCCATTCGAGAGCTACACCACTTTCCTCGCCCTTAAAAACCACTTCACAACAGACAGCTATGACTACATCAAATACAACGGCAAGATAGGCGCAAAGCCTTCGAGCTTTGATGTACGTAAGGACAAGTATCAGTTCTATAAGTTGTCGAAACATAAAGATCCACTCAAATATCTGGTTGCCAACTTTGTAGATGGCGATTTAAAATGGATAGGCGATCTGTTCGGTGATGACTCAGAGAAAGTGTACAATGAATGGTTGAAGAGACAGCAGTCTCTTTCTTATATCTTCGAAGAAGACGTAAAAAAACTATGTACAAATTTCAATGATTGTGTTATTGTAAAGAATGGGCAACATCCCTTCTTACTGAAACAATATCTTCGTCGAGAGATTTCTATCGAGACGGTGATTATCCTCAATGATATCTTCGGGTTCTTCGGTCATTGGAACAAGAAGATTGAGGATGGTGTCCTATGGCCCAGCATCCACAAGAAGCTGCTGAAGTATAAGCCTTTCTTTCATTATGATGCATTTAAATGTAGAAAAATTGTCAAGGCTGCCTTTACTTCATGATAAATACAATTGCAGTTCGCTGCAATCTAAATACTTCGAAACATACCGACATATAGGAGATAACTATGTCATTTGCAGACCTCAAGCGTTCTTCCAGCTCTTCTTTTGAGAGGCTCACTAAAGAACTTGCTAAACAAAATACCACATATTCAGATCCCGATGAGGGCAAATATTGGAAGCCTACCGTTGATAAGGCTGGTAACGGATACGCCGTGATTCGTTTCCTTCCAGCTCCGGCAAACGAGGACATTCCTTTCGTTCGCATCTGGGACCATGGATTCCAAGGACCAACAGGTCTTTGGTATATCGAGAAGTCGCTGACGACTCTCGGTAAAGACGATCCCGTGTCAGAATACAACAGCGTTCTTTGGAACACTGGTCTTGACTCTGATAAGGAGATCGCACGCAAGCAGAAGCGCCGCTTGGCATACCACAGCAACATCTATGTTGTGAAGGATCCAGGCAATCCTGCGAACGAAGGTAAGGTCTTCCTGTACAAGTACGGAAAGAAGATCTTCGATAAGCTGAACGACCTCATGAACCCAGGTTTTGAGGACGAGAAGCCAGTAAATCCTTTCGATCTTTGGAACGGTGCTAATTTCAAGCTCAAAATTCGTAAGGTCGAAGGTTGGCCTAATTACGATAAGTCAGAATTCGACTCTCCCGCACCACTGTTCGATGATGACAGTGAGCTTGAACGTGTCTACACTCAAGAGTAT